CCTGCCGCACCTCCACCTAAAGATCCAGTTAGTGCAGAAAACCCTGCACCGAGTGTATTGGTCGCAAAAGTGGCAGCTTGTGTTATAGGCGTTATAAGAAGTGACGCTACTTTAGCTATACCCGCAAAAAAAGGTCCAGCTCCTGCTATAGCTGGCACTAAATCAATTCTTTTTGGTTTTTCTTTTAGATCTTCAAAAGATTTTATTCTTTTCTTATTAACTATAATATCATAAAAAAAACATTTATTTTGCAAACTTAAAATCCTTGCTTTAAATCCTTGCCTATTACAATCTATTGCGTCTATTAAATCAGATGCATTTTTTAAATTTAAACAAAAGAATTTTTGATATTCTTTTTCTAAAATTCCATGTAAATATATTTTAGTCATAGTAAAGCCTTTATCCTTCCTAATGTATTTACATCTGAATCTGAATTTTGTGGTTCATAAATATGAACTTTTTGCGTATTTAAACTAAAAACTAAAAAAGGCAAACAAGCATTGTCAGCCATTTCTTTGTCAAAATCTGACGGCTCTTCATCTCCGACTATGTGACTATGATATAAAGCTAAAATTGCATACTTCTCCTTAAATAATAAATATTCTAAAGGATCTACTAAAAAAAAAGATTGAGGATTATCAGAGGCGTTTTCGCTTTCTTTTACTACAAAAGTATTATCCTCAATGCAATGACCCAAAAAACCACATATTTCATATCTTAAGTTTTTATTACATAAGATTTTTATATGTTCTAAAGCTGCTTTTGGGGTTTTAAATTTTTTCATTGACCATATCCAAATCCATCAGTTCCTGGGAATCCTGCAAATCTAGGGTAGTAATAACTAGGGTTAGAAATAACTACTTCATTATTAAGGCTAACACTAAAAGATCCAGTTTCAAAAACTCCTGAACCACTTAAAAATATATTATTTTCATGTAAATCTTTTAATCCAGTATGATTATCAGGCAAAGCTCCAGTGGTCATATCCCACCATGCAACTAAGTTTCCATCTCCACTTATCTTTTCAAAATCTCCAGTTAGCTCAGAATAATTTCTCGGAATGAAACCAATAATGTCTTTACTTGGAGTTATGATATCTTGGATTAAATATTTTTGTTCAATTTTAGTCAATTTTCTCTTCCATAGAGCGCATGGACCTAAAGACCCATTTAATGACGCATGTTTACTATTGCCTAAATCAATACCTCCTATTGTAAAAGTTTCGGGTAAATTAACCCCTCTTTCAGTAGCTGGAGCTGTTTGAGCACTAAAAAACGTATCTGGTTTATCTATCCTAAAAGATGTTATTGATCTGCCATCAGCTGCATTTGGGAGACCTTTTTCATGAGTTATAAAATAACAATCCCAGCTTGCTTCAACTGAGCCTACTATTTGCCTTTGTTCAGGATTTATATTTTGGTCATATGGGTTGAATCCAGAATAGCTAAATTGAATATCATCTATTCTACTAGCGTCTTGTGAGTCTAATCTACTTAAATTAAAGAATTTAAATTGATCATCTCTAGGAGTTGTGCTTACAATTGCTGATTTTTGACTTGAAGCAGCGTTACCACTTACCCAAATCATAAGAGTAAAATCTCCAGTTAAAAATCCAGTTATATCTCCAGTGCTTGTAAATAATCCAGCTGAATTTATTGAATCATTTT